CTACTCTGCCCGCTTCAAGGCCGCGAAGGTGAAGCCCTCGCGCATCCGCTTGCCGCCGTCGAACCAGCAGCAGAGCGCATCGCCGGTCATGTAGGCTTCGCCCTCATAGGTCATCACCGGCCCGCCGCTCTTGAGTTGCACCAGGTCGCCGGGTTTCAGGTCATTCTTGGTCATGGTCATTCATCCGCCCAATCAATGAAGGCCAGCGCGTCTTGCAGGGTCGCGCCCTCGATCCCGGCTTCCTTGGCCTGCGCCAGCGCCGCCACCATCGTTGCCAGCGCCCGCGCCTTGCCGCCCGCGTCGAAAGCCTGCATCGGTCGCACAACGTCAATCTGGACAGGCCCGCCGAGCTTTTCCGAGGCTTCCTCGGCCATCTGCCCGGCAATCGGCTGCAAGATGAGCTGCGCAAGGTGCCGCTGCGCCTCGCGCACCATCGGCCCGGTTGTCGCCGGGTTTTGCAGGCCGGGCAGGATGCCGAACGCGGAATAGATCGCGCCCTTGGCTTCGGTTAGGAACTTGTCGGCCAGGGTCCGCGACAGATCGGGGGAAAGCTGATCCGGCCCCTTGCCGAGTTGCGGGTGCATCCCCGCGCCGACAGCTTGCGCCACGCCCTCGATCACGATTGCCGAGCCGCGCCGCCCGATGAACGAACGCCGCAAGCCGTCCATGTCATCCGCTGAGCCTTCGGGCACGGGCACGATTTGACTGCCTAGGGGCGAATCGCGGAACACGTCGCGGATCGCCGTTTCCACCTCGGCCAGCAGTTGCGCCGAAAGCTGCGAACGCCGCAGGGGGGCAGAACCCGCCCAGGGCATCACGGCATCGGAACCGATACGAAAGTGCAGCACTTCACCGGCCAGCGCGATTTCGGATCGCCCGCCGCCCGCCTCGGAGATTTGCAGCCGGTAGGATCGCGGATCGCCGTTGCGGGTCGTCACATCCCAGTCAGAGGCCGGAATCAGCTTGTCACGGATCAGGAACACCGCCTCGCCCCGCAAGGCCAGAGCGCGGGCCGTGATTGCCAGTGCCCGCCGGGTCAACAGGTCGGTGCCCTTCACATCGGCCAGCGACAAGCCGCCTTCCCAGAGGGTGACGCAGGATTGAACCGCCGAGGTCAATTCGCCAAGGCCAGAGGCCCCGGTGATGAAGGATTGCCGCGCCGCCATGATCTGCGCCGTGTAGCCCATGCCAGATGACCGGGTTTCGGGATTGTCGGTGCGCTCCGACGTTCTGCGCCGGAAAATATCCATCAAGCCCATGTCAAAGCCTCCAGCGTTTCAGGGGGTGAACGGTCGTGCCACAAGTTGTGGCACCACTGTTTTCAGCCCAGCATCGCGCCTCGATCTGCGCTTGGCTGTAGGCGGGCCGGGTGACTGCCGACAGCTCGAACAGCGCCGCGCGCATGACGGTGCGCAGATAGTCCGCGCCGCGCCGCTCGATCCGTTCCCCGCCCGGCTGGACGCGGAACCCAGGCGACAAGCCCCGGATCAGGCCGCTTGCATGAGCCGCCAGAAAATCGCGCGCCCAGGACGTGCCGCCGTCGATCCGGGCTTCCAGGACAAGCGCCGCGTCAGTGTCGGCCAAGGTCAGGGTGCCCGCCGCCCTCGAGGCCAGAGGCTTGTCGAAGCTATGGCCGAACAGCAGGTGAATATCCTCGCCCGCGTCGATCCGGTCTGCGAAGGCCCGAGGGGCGATAACCTCATGCCGCCCCGGTGCCAGCTCGGTTTGCGCACCATAAGGGAAGCTCGCGCGAAGGCGGGTTTCCCCGCCATCGCTGCGAACGTCCAGAGCGCCGAGATTACCGCCCCAGAGCATCAAGCCAGCTCCAGCCCGGTCACAAGCTCGAGCTGCGAACCGCGCGCCACGGTCACGTCAGCGGTCGTCAATGCCGTCAGCCGCAGCCCGCCGGATTGCGCATCCGAATAGACGTCGCGGATCAGATCGAACGCCCCCCAGATGCCGACAAAGACAGGGGCAACGCCGCCCGCATTGGTCGTCAGCAGCACTTGGGTTTCCAGCGGCGGGCCACCAGCCGGCGCCGCAAGCGCATTGGACGACATGACGATGCCGCCGAGATTTTCTTTCAGCCGGTCAAACTCGAACTTGAACCCGCCATCACCGACCATCAAGCCATCAAGGAAGCTCCACAGCTCGGGCCGGATCAGTGCGCGCACCGCGCCCGGCCCTGCCGCCGCATTGGCGGTCATGAACCGCACCACAGCCGCCCGCAGAGCCGCCCAGGACGCGGAACCCGCCGCATCGGTCGAGGTGATGCCGTAGGTCGCCACGCCCGGAATGACGCCAAGGGGTTGCCCATCGGCACCCGTGCCTCGGAAAATCGCCTTGTCCAGCTCGGCTTGCATGGTCCCGGCCATGTCGCGCCGGATTGCCGATTCCAGAGCATCGCCCGACTGCATCATGGCCTTGCGGCTGATCCGCATGTGGATGCCGAGGGTTTGTTCCGGTTTCAGCGCCTTGTCGGTCGTCGCATAGACGGTCGGCCCGGCCACATTGGCAAGCTCGCCATCGGCCCAGCCCGCCGTCACCGCCGAGGTCGTCACCGGCCATTCAATCGCCCCGCTGCCCACGGTAATGAGCTGAACGCCCATCTGCGCCGCGACAGAGGCAGGGAACAGCCGATCAATGATCGGGCGGGTTTGCAGCGGGTCCGGGGTGCCCGAGGCAATCGTTTCGCCCGCCCGTTGCTCGAGCGCCAGAAGCGGAACCGGGATGCCGCGATATCCGCCCGCGTTGCGCAATTCCTGCACCACTTCGGCGGTCTTGCCCGACAGCGCCTTGCCCTCGTCCAGCGACAGCACCGCTTGCCGCAGCTCGAAGCCCTGCACCAGCTCGCGCCATTGCACATCGGAGCGGGTTTCCAGATCCCGGCCCGCCTCGCGCCGCTCGCCATCCTCGGCCACCAGCGCCGCGCGATAGCGGGTTTCATTGGTCTGATATTCCCGGTCGAGGTCGCCCATCTGGCGCACTTCATCCTCGGTCGGTTTTTCCTTGCCCGCCAGAGCCGCAAGCCCTTGGCGGATTTCGCTTTGCCGTTTGGCAATCTTCACAGAGTCCAGCATTTCTTACTCCATAGCCGGGGTTTCGGTTTCCGCCGCCAGATCGGCAACAGCTTCGCGCCACGCTTGGCGCTTTGGATCGGGGGGCTTGTGCCCACACTCGATACGGGTTTTGCGGGTGTGACAGCCCGCGCATAGAACTTGCAGGTTCGCCGGATCGAACGCCCGTTCCGGGGCATTGCGCACCGGCTGGACGTGATCCACCTCGAGCCGCCGCCGCTCGCCGCAGCACCGGCACTTCCAGCCGTCACGCTTGAGGATTTGGTGCCGCAGCACTTGCCAGCGCCGGGTTTTCAGAACGGGCCGCGAATAGCGGGCAAAGTCCTTGCGGGTTCTAGCCATCAGTGCGCGCCCTCGCCGTGATTTCGAGAAAGCGGTGCCGCCCGTCCTTGGCTTCCTTGATCCCGAGAATGTTCCAGGTCAGCCCGCCTTGGGTCAGGCGGTCTTTCGGGTCCAGATCGCGGGTGAAGCCGGTCGAGCGCACCACGAAGCGCGACAACAGGCTGGCCTCGATACTGCCCGCCGTCGCCTTTTCCATGTCCGAAACATCGGTGCGCAATGCCGAGACGGGGGAACCGTGATCGGCCCAAACCTCGGTCATTCCGAACCCGTCATCAACCAGCGTGAACCGCTGGAATTGCACCCGCCGATCAAGTTTGGCTGCGCCGCTCATAGCCATGCCATCCTGACCTTTCGGGCCGGAGCCGCCTTCATCCGGGCACCCTGCGCAACGGCCAGCACGGTTGCCGCCGCCGCGTCGATCCGGCCAAGAGAACGCGCCTTCGCCAGCTTGTGATTGCCCGCAGGGTCAACCAGCGTGATCGCATCCGAGAACGCCGAGCGCAGAAGCATGGAAGGGGCAACAACAATCTCGCCATCGAACAAGGCCCGCCGGAACCGCTCGATATCCTCGGAACCGTCCTTCCACCCGAACCCGCGCCAGACGAACGGAACCCGCGCAAGGCCCGCAGCCTGCATGGCCTCGGAAAACTCGGCATGGCGGAATCGGTCGCCCACGATGCAAGCCACCTCGGCCCCGTCCAGGTGCCGCACGATCTCAGCCAGCCACGGGCCGGGGGGCACGGTTGCCTCGCCCATCACAGACAGCTCGCCCCGGTCGTTCATCTGCACATAGCGGTCAGAGACGCCATCCGCCGCCCCACGATCCGCAAGAGACGGGATAGCCGGGAATGTGCCTAGCGCCTCGAGCCTGCCAGTGTCGGGCCAATAGAAGGCCGCGGCACTCATGGAACGGGAACCGCCGAGGTCAACGCCCAGGACGCAAGGCCCGGCCCGTTCGGGAAGCTGATCGGGGGAAACCTCTGCCGACAGCCATTCGTCAACCGTCACCAGCACCGAACGATCTTCGGAGCTGATCCGCTCATTCCGATTGAGGTTGCGAAAGCTCGAGAGCGCCGAACCGCCGCGCGCAATCGCGCGCCGAGCCTGCGCCACCAGCCAGTCAGGGGTCGCGCCGATGCCTTCGGTCGCGCCGGGGTTGGCCTCGAGTAGTGATGCCAGATCATCGGCGGGAAGCCCGAACGCGGGCCGGTGTTCCTGCACATACGTTCCCGGCGGGGGTTCATCCAACCATCGGGAAAAGGTGTTCGCGTCGTCCGGTGCCGAGGTCGAGATAATCAGCGCCCGGCCATCGCGCTTGCCGAGGCCCGAGAGGATCGCGTTTTCCAGGTCGTCGCCCTTGCCGCGTTCCCATGCCGCCCGTTCATCCATCAAGGCCAGCGTCGGGGCACCGCCCAGAACCGACTTGCCGTCCGCCGCAATGACGCGGGCCAGCCCGCCGCCGTTGCCTTCAAACTCCACCTCGAGCTTTGAGCCGCGCCGGATCGTGAATTGCGCCCGATCTTCCTCGGGCAAGCCCTCGACGAACCCGACAAGAAACCCGAAAGCGGTTTTCGCCTGATCCCGGTTCCGGGCTGCGAACAAGATTTCCCGCTTGGGCTGATCGTCCCAGACGCCGACAAGCGCGCCGAGCGCCAGCCCCGCCGAGAGCGCCGTTTTCGCGTTGCCGCGCCCGATCGACAGACAGGCCACCATGACACCATCGGCCAGAGCGCCGCGAACGAATTTGCGCTGAAACTCGGCCAGCCGCAGAGGGGTGCCCGCTTTCTTGCCCTCGGGAATGTGCAACAGCTCGAGGAAGGCCATCGCCCGATCTGCCGCAATTTCCCCCCGGATTTTTTCCAGGAGAGAGAAAGCAACAGTCCGACCGTCGGTCCCCTGCCACCCTGAACCGGGGGCATTGGGACCAGAACCGAAAAGGTCGGTCTGCATCATGCGATGCCCGAGGCCGGTCACGGATTGGCAGGACACATGCGCACCCCGCGATATCGCGCGACGATCCGGCTTGCGGCCAGCGACAGGCCCACGGGCCGGTCAGTGTCACCGCCGCGCGCATCATAGAGCAGGGCCACTTGGTCGATGATCGCAAAGCGCAGATCGGCGGGCAGATCGTCCGCATCCTCGGGCAAGTCATACTCTGCCGCCGCTGCCACATCAGCCGCCGCCGCCGAGAGCATCAGCGCAATGCCCGCGTCGTCGTCGTTATGATCGACACGCGCATGAGCCTTGGCATCGGAAAGAAGATCGAACACATCCATGCGCCGCATGATAAATCAGGCGCAAATGGTTGATAACTATATCACTTTATCACGTTACCTAACAGGGGCAGCGGGACATTGGCAAATCGGCTGAAACCCTGCCGGGACACGGGCCACCCCTTAGGGGTGTGGCCCGCTTGGCCCGGGACAGGCCGGGACATGGCCCGCTTTGGCCCGCTTGTCCCGATGCATAACGATTGCTAACTGAATGGAAGAATCACGGATCAGGTAAAAGTCGTCAGTGGCTTCGATGCGCCCGGCCTCGGCCAGATCAGCCCGCACCCGCTGAAAGGCTTTCTTCTTTGCATCTGTCGTGTCGCCGGTGTGCTTGGCGTAGAAGGCATCCCGCCAGTGGTCAAGATGAACGCCACGAAACGCGCCATCATCCCAGACGCCATGTTCTTTCGCAGCGGCTTCATAGGTGGACAGGGCCACTCGCTGCGCCGGGGTTATTTTCTCGCGCCGTTCGGGGGCATCTGTCGCCGTCAGCACGGCACTTGTTACGCTGCCGTCCAGATCAACGGTGATCAGCGAAAAGAACAGATCGGCAGGCGGTTCGGCATCCTTCATTTTGGTGTTTGCCAGCGTCAGGGACGGGCCATCCTTTTCAAGTCGGTATTCAAAATCAAGCGCACCTTTCAGGGCCATTGCCCCGCGCGCCCTCTGTTTCTCGGCATGTCCCGAATGGTGAACGATCAGCAGAACGCAGCCGGGATACCGCGCTTTCAGATCATCCATTGCAGCGACAAAGGCCCCCATTTCGGAAGTCGAGTTTTCATCGCCCGGGCCGAAGTTACGCGCCAGCGTGTCCACCACGATCAGCACAGGGGCACCATGCTGCGCCGCCAGAGCATCCACCGAATGCGCAACAGCCATTGCCGATGCGCCGTCGAGAAACTGCGCCGCCCGCTCAGATTTGAACATCGGCACGGATTGCAGCCCCCGGCCTCGATGCTTGGCCCACGCCACGAACCGCCGCACAAGCCCGTTGTGTCCCTCGCCTGCGATGTAGAACACCGCGCCTTGCTTGACGCCGCGCCCGTGAAATTCGGCCCCGGACGCGACACTCAGGGCAAGGTCAACTGCCATGAAGGATTTGCCGCAGCCCGGATCACCGAAGATCAGGCCCAGCGTGTCGGTTTCGATCAGGCCATCAATCAGAAACTCGGGCGGGTGGTATTCCAGATCTCCCACGGCAACAAAGGGAAAGGGCTTGGCAGGTGCGGCGCGGTTATTGCCTTCCATGGCCGGGCCGAACCGATCATCCGGGGGCATGTCATCCGCCGGGGGCAGATCGGCGAAGGGGTCGTGATGCACGTTCATGCCGCCCCCCTGCGCAGGAACCGCCCCTCGGCATCAACGCGCGTCAGGAAGGCTTGCCGGTCCTTCGGGTCAAAGGTTTCCCAGAGCCGGGCAAACAGCCGCTTGCGGGTGTTCAATCCGAGCGCCAGGCCGCGCAGCCGGTCCAGCGCCGCGCAGCCATAGGCCGCAAGCTCATGCGGGGGGGCACAGTCTGCCCAGAATAGCGCATCCCCCGTCACGGTGCCCAGCAGATCACCCATGACAGGCCCGCCGGTTTCCAGCTCGGCAAGGCAGGTCGCGCAGATATGGGCCACGTCTTGCGGGTCGCAATGGTCGAGCGCGAACCACGCCGCGTTTGCCCATTCCTTGCGGATACGGTATTCTATTGGCGGAACCTGCCCGGTTTCAAATTCGCCCTCGGTCGCGGTGCCAGCCGCGCCGGGGGTTTCGTTTTCCGAGGTCATTATGCGGCACCCCGCGATGCCTCGGCCTGCGCCTCGATCCAGGCGGAGATTTCGGCCTCGCGGAAATAGCGCCGCTTCCCGATGTAAACCGCCTTCGGGAAGGCAAGATCGGAGTCATTGAGCCAGCGCCACAGGGTCATGTCAGACACACCGCCGCACAGGTCGCGCACCGCATTTGCGGATATCAGCTTGTTTTCCATAGCATCACGCCTCTTGTTAGAACGTGATACCCAAGTAATCCATTGGCCGAGCCGAAAGCTAAATGCCCAAAT